CGCCATGCGCTGCTCCTCGATGCGCTCGGCGCGACGCCTGGCCTGCCGGCTCACTGCGGCGCGGTAGTACTGCCTGAGCTGGCCGGGGGAGTAGCGACGGACGTCGCCAAGGGCGTGGCCGGCGGCGAGCAGCTCGGTGTGGATGACGGCGAGCGCAGGACCCGGCTGATCGCCGCGCTGGCGATTCGGCGGGTAAAAAAACCCCGGTTCAACGCCCAGTACGCCTCCATCACCCGCAGGCCGTCGGCGTCGTCGAGGCCGTCGAGCCAAGCCGCGTTGCGGCCGGTGGCCAGCTCCAGCAGGGCCATGTAGTGGCCGAAGTGGCGGGCCACCGACTGCATGAACCCGAACGGGTCGTAGGGCGGCGGCGCGTCGTCCTCGGGCTCCAGCTCCGGGGCGGCGGCGAACAGGTCGGTGACGATGGGGTGCCAGTGGGCGATCAGGCGCATGCCCTCGCTCCACGAATGGGCGCGCACCGTGACCGGCCCGTGGGCGGTGTCGAGGGTGACCTCGCCCGCCAGCTCGAGGTCGTCGTGCTGGCGGGTCGGGTCGTCCTGCGCGGTGGCCCCAGGGGCCATCAGGTGGCCGCCGGCACGCCGTCGATGTAAGCCTGCGCGAAGCCGGTGCGCTTCATGAATTCGCAGGCGAACTGCATCTCCATGTAGCCCTCGCGGCTCTTGAACGCCAGCTCGCCGGTCGGCCGCAGCAGCACGCGCGGGGCGTAGAGGTTGCGGTTGGCGCCGCGGGTGTTGTCGGCGTAGAAGCGCAGGGCGCCGTACTGCTCGGCCACGTCGGAGGAGGTGACCTGGGCGCGGGTGACGGACCCCTTGGTGTAGTCGACCAGCAGGTTGGTGTCGTCGGCGATGCCGCCGCCCGGCACGATGAACAGCGCGCCGGTGTCGAGGTCGATCTCGTAGTCGGTGTTGAGTACGAAGGTGGTCGGCGCGCCGGTGTCGTCGTCGGTGACGGTCAGCGCGGAGACGGTGCGGTTGCCGGCCGGGTTGCTGCTGCTGGCGCCGAGGTGGTAGCGCCGGCCCTGCAGCACGCCGTCGATCGCCTCGTCGGTGACCGCGCCGCCGGTCTGCACCAGGTCGGCCACCGAGCCCATCAGGAACAGGCCGAGGTTGTCGTCGCTGATCTGCTTGCAGGTGATGCTGCAGTTGCGGATGACGCGGGTGATGGCGAGATCCTCGCGCTCGGCGACCTGGCCGTCGCTCGACCAGGTGTCGACCGTCTCCGATTCGAGGGTCAGGGTGAACCCGGGGGTGTCGCCGAGGTAGCGCAGGCCGAGGTTGTTGCCGTTGGCGTCCTCCAGGTCGAACCAGAGCTGGCCGGCGCCGAGAACGCGGGTGATCGGGTGGGCATAGGGCATGGCGGGCTCCTTGGGTGGCGTGGATCAGTCGCCCACGGCGCACGGGGCGGCGAAGGTGAGCAGGTACTCGACGAAGGTCGGGTTGTAGTCGGCCGGGTCGCGGGCGATGGCCTGCAGGGCGCCGTAGCCCTCGGCCGGCACCCAGCCGACCAGGGCGGCCTCGACCTGCCCCTTGAGCAGGCCGGCGGTCTTGTCCGGGGTGGCGACGTCGAGCGGGTCGCGGACGTTCTTGACGCAGATCGAGATCATGACCTGCTGCATCTCGACCGCGGCGGTGTCGTAGTCCTGGTCGGTGTAGACGCCGCCGCCGTCGACGACGAACAGGGCCGGCAGGTAGCCGTCGAGGTTCTGCGCGCCGGCGGTGATGCCGATGCTGGCGATGGTCTGCCAGTCGTCGCTGTCGACCTGGTCGCGCAGCCGGGCGACGATGGCCGGGATGACGCCCAGGGTGTTAGCGGCGGGCACGGGCACGGACGTTGACCTCGTAGTTGAGTTCCTGGCGCATCAGCTCCAGCAGGCGCGGGACGATCTCGCGGTCGCGGACGCTCTCCATGGCGGCGCGGGCGCGCGGCAGGGTGACGGTCTGCTCCTGGATCTCCTGGCGGAGAATGCCGGTGCCGACATAGCGGCCCCGGGCCATCACCCGCTTGATGCCCTGGCGCTTGAACACGCCGGTGTGGCCGCTCGCCATGGTGGCAACGAACGCCCCGGGGAACTTGTGCTTGCCGACCGTGACCCCGGCCCGGGTCGGGCGCGGCTTGCCCACGTCGGAGGCGCGCAGCGGCACGGTACCGACCCAGATGTAGGCGGAGACGCCGAAGCGGGCGTCGGCCTTGACCTTGCTGACGGTGACGCGGCTGCGCTTCTTGAGCGCCTTCTGCGGGAACCCGTGGGCCCCGGCGATGGCGCGCGCCACCCGCCCCTGGCCGAACTTGGCCGTCTTGCGGATCGCCCGCTTGCTGGCGGCCAGCGCCTGCTTCGGGGTGGCGTCGAACTCGGCGATGACGGCGTCGAGCTGCGAGGCATCGAGGCGGATGTGGTCAGGCACTGGCGTACTCCGCCAGGGTCAGCTCGGTGACGCCGCCGCCGAGCGGCCCGTCAAGCGGCTGGATGCGGACGACGGTGTAGGTGGTGCCGAGCACGGTGAGCCGGTCGCTCTCGGCCAGGGTCAGGCCCAGTTCGGCCAGCAGGGCGTCGGCCACCTCAAAGGTGGTGGTCTCACGCTGCACCGGTACGCCGCCGACCGTCACCCCGGTCCAGGGGGCCGAGTAGACGCCGGTGAGGGCGGTCTCGGTGCTCCCCTGGATCAGGGTGGCGGCGTCGCCCACGACCCGGTCGACGGAGTCGTTCATGCGGGCCCAGGCGGCGTCGGCGGCGGCCATGGTGACGATTCCCGTGGGGTCGTCAGGTGCTGGTGGTGACGGTGCCCGGCACGCCGGTGAGCTTGACCGTCATGGTCGTGTCACCGTTGCCGGCATCGGCCCAGGCGACCGCGCACGGGCCGCTGATGTCGCCGATGCCCGGGGTCAGCAGGTTGTCGTCGAACTTGCCGACGCCGCTGTCCCAGACGAGGGTCTCGCCCTGCTCGATGACGGCCGCGGAGACCTTGGGCACGCCGCTGAACACGCCGCTGAGGGCGACGTTGCCGGTGGCCCCGTTGGCGATGTCGACGAGCGCGACGCCGATGAGGTTGTCGATGACGACGATGTCGCCGACGCTGATGGCGCTGCCCGAGTTGCTGTACTCGATGACGTCGCCGGGCTGCTGGTAGACTGCAGGCATGGTGGTGTCCTCTTGGGGTGATGGCGTGGGGAGCGGCCCGGATCAGGCGCCCATGTTCAGCGCGGCGCCGCGGTAGTCGAGCGCGGCGACGCCGTAGTCGAGGCGCACCTTCAGCTCGGCGCCGTCGACCTCCCAGCCGTTCTTGCTCTCGAGGAACGGCTCCTGGGCCCCGTCGAGGAACGCCACCTCGATCACCGGGGCGTCCATCGGGTCGGCGAACAGGTACCAGGGCGCGGAGGCCGGACGCGGGCTGTCGATCACGTCGCGGACCAGGCCCCTGACCATGTTCGGCCGCTGCAGCTTGTTGCTGGTGTCGGGGTCGTACTGGGCGTCGTTGACCACCCGGGCGGCGCCGCCGTTGGCGGTGTTGCCGAGCCAGATGGCCGGGCGCAGGTCGAGGTAGTCGTTGCCGCTGATGTCCATCTGCTCGGCGATCAGCACACGCAGCGCCTCGAAGGCCGCGACGGTCGGGACGCCGCCGCTGCCGGTGTCGACCAGGTTGCCGTGGGAGCTGTGGAACAGCACCACGCCGTCCTCCAGGGTCGGACCCTTGCCCGAGTTCTCGGCCAGGAGCGCGTAGACGGCGGCCTCGACGGTGCGCGCCGCGGCACGGCCGAGCATGGTCGCCTGGTTGGTCAGGGCGCCGAGGTCATCGTTGATGATGGTCTCGCGGGTGACGGCGATCAGGTTGCCCTTGGTGCTGGCGGTGATGCTCGACTTCTCGCCGTCCGGGATCTGCTTGCGCTTGTACTCGCCGTGCGCGGTCAGGCTGTCGAGGTTGCCGATGCTGCCGGTGCGGTAGCGGTTGTGGGCGCGGAAATCGCTGACCTGCCCCGTCGCGCAGAAGCGGCGCCAGGTGTCCGGGGCGACCGCCCAGGAACGCAGCAGCGACTTGTGCATGACGTTCTCGAGCAGGGTCGGGAATTCCGACGTGGTCTGGAACGCGGCGGCGACCAGCTCACGCTTGTCCATGCCGTCGGGCCGCTTGCCGGCCCGCAGCAGGCAGCCACGGGCCACGTCGAGCAGGGTCTGGCCGCGGAACGGGTTGCCGTTCATGTCGATGGCCAGCGCCGGGACGCCGGCGCCCTGCAGGCGGTGGATGCCGGCGCGGTAGAGCAGCGCCTGCTCGGCGGCGCCGCGGATCTTGTCGGCCTCGTGCACGGTCACCCGCGGGTCACCGGCCAGGGACTCGGCCCCCTCGGCCAGCTTGGCGAGCATCTTCTCGCGCGCCTGCTCGAGGGTGACGGCCGGGTCGGCGAGGATCTCGCGATGCAGCGCGGCCATGCTGTCGTGGCCCGGGAAGCGGGCGAACAGCGGCTCCAGGGCGGCGTTGCGCTCGACGATGCGGCGCATGGCCTGCGCCTCGGCGGCGGCCTGGATGGCGACGACGTTGTCCGGCGCGACCGGATCGGCCGGCGCCGGCGGGTTGCTCGGGGCCGGGGTGGACGGGGCGGCGGGCGCCGGGGCGTTGCTCGGGGCCGGGGTCGCCGGGGGGGTCTGCTTGGGCATGGTGTGTGCCTCCGGTCGGAGTGAGGCGGCGATGGCCGCGGGGACGGTGAAACGGGCCGGCAGCAGGCCGGCGGCGATGGGCAGGGCGTCGATCACCTGGTCGGCGAAGCCGGCGTCGAGCGCCTCCTCGGCCGTGTACCAGTGGTCGGCGCCGTCGGTGAGCAGGTCGAGCACGTCGTCGACGGCCATCCCGCTCTTGCGCGCGTAGCTCGAGGCCATGGCGCGGGCGTAGGTGTCGAGGGTGTCGGCCACCTGGCGCATCTCGGCCGAGTTGCCCATGGCGACGGTCCACGGCGCGTGGATCATCAGCAGGCTGTTCTCGGCCATGTGGATCTCGTCGCCGGCCATGGCGATCAGCGAGGCGATGCTGACGGCGACGCCCTCGACGGTGACGATGGCCCGCGCCTGGTGGCGGCGGATGGCGTTGTGGATCGCCAGGCCGTCGGAGACCGAGCCGCCGTAGCTATTGACCCGCACGTAGAGCGTCTCGGCGTCGATCGCCTTGAGCTCGTCGACGAAGGTCTTGGCGGTGACGCTCTCGCCCCACCAGCTCTCGCCGACGTCGCCGAAGATGAAGATCTCGGCCTCGCTGGCGTCGCCGGCGGCGCGGATCTCCCAGAACTTCTCCGGCTCCGGGGCGGCGGCCGGGGCCGGGCTGGCCATTGCAGCGCGCACGGCCTGGGCGAGCGGGTTGTTGCGCCGGATGGTCTGGACGATCACCTCCTCGCCCGCGGACGAGATCATGACGTCGGTGACGCCGGTGACGCCGGGGCGCGGCATGTCAGGCGATGGACCGGCCGCGCGTCGGCCGTTGGCGGGCGTTTTGGGCATCGTCGTTGTCCTCGTCGATGGTCACGGGATCGCCGCCGGCGGCGTCGAGGCCGGCGTCACGCTTCTTCTGGCGCCAGGCGGCCTCCTGCTCGAGCACGTCGTTGGGGTTGTCGCCGCGGCGGCGGATGATCTGCGGGCCGGACATGTGGGTGTTCGCTTCCAGCTTCTCGAAGGCGCTGGCCTCCTTGAGCGGATCGATCCAGGGCATCTGCGGCCCGAAATAGAGGGCGTCGTCGAGGCTGGTCGCCACCACGTCGGCGGGCACGCTGATGACGCCGGCCAGCGTGGCGGCGTTGAGAAACTGCTCGTAGACCGGGCGCACCAGGCCGTTGATGAACTCGGCGCCGAGGACGCCGTAGGCGCCGTAGCTCTCGACCAGCTCCTGGCGCTGGGCGCTGTAGCTGCCGTCGTAGTCCTTGGCGATGCTGCTGTAGGCGACGCCGCCGGCCCCGCTGGCGACCGCGCGCAGCTGGCCGCGGCGGAAGGTCTCGAGCTGCGGGTTGGGGCGCTTGGGGTCGACGCTGCCGATCTGCTCGCCCAGGCGCAGGTCGTCGAAGACCATGCCCGGGCGGAACTTCATCTCGCGGCGGATCGGGTCGCCGGCGTCGTCGAGGGCGGTGGCCGGGTCGTACTCCTCCGGCGAGCCCTTGATGATGAACGCGGCCATGGAGGCGGCCACCTTGGCGGCGACGCGCTCGCTCTCCTCGTAGTCCTTGATGTCGTCGAGGCGGCCGAGGATGGCGGCGAAGATCGACACGCCGCGCGTCTGGCGGATGCGGTCGATCAGCTTGAGGTGCATGACCCGCTCGGCGCCGACACGCTTGAGCCCGACCAGG